GAGGTTTACCTTAATGCCACTAGAGAAGACATTACTCGTTTGTTCTTGGTTGTTAACAGTGGGGTTACTCTTAACGCACCAGAGTTGAGAAACCCAATTCTTTCTAATGTTGCAGATGAGATTCGTGAACTCGCTACAAAATACTCTAAGACTTTTTCCGCAGCGGGTGTCTTTACACAAAAAGAAATTAATCGCCGCAAACTAGATGATTATTTCGCTGGTCTATGTATGATCTATCTTGATGGTTTAGATAGTAAGATTACCGCTAAATCACTAGAAGAAATGTACTATAACGAAAACGCAAACAAATTGGTTAACAAGTTTGTTCGTGAAGTTGAACGCTTCTTGAAGACTGTTGGTAAAAATCTCTCTATCTTTAAACGTGAAAATGGTTTGTTAGATTTGTTTGTGATTTATCTAGAACAGATTCGTGGTGGAAAGAAAATAACAGAACCAGAATCTTTCGTTAAAGATTACATCAACATTCAGATTGATCTTATGAAAGACAAGACAGAACATTCTTACAATGAGAACGGCCGTTCAGCGACTTTCTCTGAGTTGTTACGTTCACGAGAGATTCGTTTCAACACTCTGCGAAATAAGTTGATCACATCGAAGTTCGACTGTACGAAATACTTCGTACAATTAGACTCTCGCAGAAATGGCAGCATAGAAGAGAAACTTATCGCAGCGAAAGATCAGGGTTGGGTTACTCCTGAAGGTGTAGAGATTCCAATGGAAGATGTTTTGACTGCTGACTTTGAAATAGGTCACATCAAACCGTATGCCGATGGAGGCAAATCCGAACTGTCAAACTTTGCGATTCAGACCAGAGAGGATAATAGAAAACTTGGTAAGAATCCTATTCAAGTATAATAAAAATTAAGGGGGACATTCAGTCCCCCTTTTCTTATGTCAAAAAAAAGGGGAGACCGAAGTCTCCCCATAAAATGACTAGTAAACCTAGTTCTATTTTTTATACAGGTCTTAGGCGAGGATGTTGTCCACACGGAAGATTCTGTAATACGGGTTGCTCTTAGCAGCAGCAAGACCGTCAGCAGGAGTTGAACCAACGAAGGGGTTCGAAGCCATGCCGTAGCGAGTCTTGAATCCGATCTTCGGCTGGAACGTGTCCTCACCAACTGCCTTAACCATCTGCAGAGGAACGTAGGGGCAGTAGAACACACCTGCGTCATAAGCGTTTGTACCCTTGTAGCCAACTGTCACGTAGTCAGTCTGTGCATAAGGATCGATGTACACACGCATACGACCGTTCAGTACACCAGCGAAGGTGTTACCAGTGTCGTCAACCTGAAGGTTGGTAGACATTGCAGGAGTGTAGTCGAGCATGCCAGAAGCAGACAGTGCAGTTGCAACGTCAGACGAGCACACGATAACGTTACCCTTACCACGTCTTGTCTCTTTTGCAATTACGTTTGCTTCACGGTCAAGCTGAACAACAAGACCCTTGAACTTCTCTGCAGACCAACGACCGTCAGCGTCAGAGCTCAGATCGAAGATACCTTGCTTGGTAACGTTCGCCTGAAGAGCACCTGTCTTCGCCTGGCTGTTGATAGTACGGATAACTTCACGGTTGATTTCCGCAAGGATTTCCGTAGAGAGAATGTTTGCAAGTTCAGTCTCAGCGTCAAGACCATGAATCGCTTTCAGGTCTTGTGCGAGTTCAAGACTGTACTCGGCTTTCAGCGCACGAGACTTCGCAGTCACGGTTGCCTTTTCGATGGTGAAGCCCATCTCGTTGAATGAAGAACCACCTGTCGAACCAAGTGCTTCAGCGTCTGCAGTAGGCATACCGCCTGCAGCAAGAGCAGTTGCACGAAGTGCGTCAGCAGAGTCACCAGTAGGAGTGATACCGTTGAAACCAGACACGTTGTCGGAATCATGTGTACCACCGCTGTCGCCAGAGTACTGAGTTTCAGCTTCGTTGAACAGTGCTTCACGGTTAGAAGTAGAACCACCTTGGTATCTTGCCTTCATAGCGAAGATAAGACCAGTCGGGCCAGACATTGGTTGAACACCACACACATCGTATGCCATGAGGTTAGGCATAGCACGTCTAACGAGAGAGATCAGAATCGGATCCCATGTACCGATAGAACCTGTGTTAGCGCCACCAGGCGCTGCTTCGGTCAAAGAACCGAAACCGGCATGTTGTGCACGCTCTTCATGCATTGCACGTTCTTGGTTTTCCAAGATTGCAGCTGTAACTGCTTTTCTGTGATAATCGGTGATTTCGCCAGCAGAACTTTCGTTCAGAACGGGAGACCACTTCTCAATCAAATGATCGTAAGAGTTCATAATAGATTTCCTTATTTCTTAGCGGTTTGTCTAATTGTTTTGAGGTACTGTTCCATCACACTAGAAACTTCAACTTCTGCGTCAGCTTCTTCTGCCATGGTTTCTTGTACCGATACTTTTTCTGCCTTGAAGAAAGACTCCTTCACAGTGGCAACTTTCATCTTGAACGATGCTTCGTCATCGAAGTCTACGTTCTCAATGAGACCACGGAGTTTTTCAACCTGAGTTTCAGCCATGTCACGAGTTGCTTCCGCAATGATCGATTCACGCTTGTATGTCTCAAGTTCTTCGGCAAGTTTGATTGCGTCACCAGTTTGAGTGTTGAGTTTTTCTTCCAACTCTTCAACCTGTGAAGCAAGTTCGTCAACTAAGTCTACCTTGGACTCAGGAACTTCGATGTAAGACTCAACGAAGAGGTCTTTCATCTTATCCATAAAGGTCTCTGCAATTTCAGTACGGAGACCGTTCTGGATTGCAACCTTGTTATCTTCCATCCAAGATTCAACTACGTAGTTGAGGTAGCTGTCAACCTTCTCGACTAGATCGCTCTTAATAGATGCGACTTCCTCGGAAAGTTCCTCCTTGTACTGTGCTTCGATTCTGTCCACTTCTTCGGACAACTTCGACTTCACAGCAGCTTCGAAAATTACAGCAGTTTTGGCTTTGAACTCATCACTGAGTGTAGCCTCAGACTCGACCAATGCGTCTAGTTCTGCAGTAGTGTCAGTGGTTTCAGCAACCACTTCTTCTTCTGCTACCACTTCTTCTCCCATCATCTTACCGTATGCAGCCTGCAAATCAACCTTTTTCATTGCGTTCATTTTGCCGTACATAGCATTGATCATTCCTGCCTTTGTTTTCGGAACAGGAGCTTGTTTAGTGGCATCTGCCGCTTTGTCCACCGATGCGATAGACTCAGGTTCGGTTACCTCACCTTCGTCACCTTTCGGGGCTTTAGCTGCAGGAGCCGCCTCGTCGAGAGTTTCTTCCACGATATCGTTAATTTCTTCATCGTGGAGTTCGACTTCGACTGTCTTTGTATTATCAGTCATATTGACTCCTTACAATTGTGATTTAATTAACGAGAGGAAATTCTTAAACTCTCGAATCTGCACTTCGGGACGAAATGCTTTCGGAGCAGTTTTAATTTCAGTCTCCATTTTCTCAATTACCTGAGGCTTTAAAATGCCGTTATTCCAAACCCAGTCTACACCTTCCATGATTCCATTAACGAAGGCGTCAGGTGCGCTAGGGTCTTGTACGATGTCAACCGTACTAAGAATAAAGTCGTCTTTGACGTACATTGCGCCATTTCTTTGCTCAAGGCTACCCATACCACGAGTTGACACACCTAGTTGAACACCGCCCTCAAGGAGACCTTTTACGATCTTACCCATTGGAGTATCCAATATCTGTGCCTTTCCGACTACATCATTTCCCTCAAACTTGAGGTCTGTGATGAGGTGCGAAACTTTGTCAAGGTTAACTGTCGGCCCTTCAGGGTGATTCAACTCACCGACCGCACGTTTCTTGCTAACCTGATCTGTAACGTACTTACTTACCGCTCTCTCCATAATGGGTTTGGGGTAGATACGTCCGTTACGATTCTTTTGATCTGCTTGGGCGAATACGCCTTCAATGACGTATTTCTTCTCGCCATCTTCTCTTTTCTCTACGATGCACTGGACATCGTTTTCGGTGTATTCGCTAATTAATTTCATCTGAGTTCCTTTATAATTGTCTCAGCTGCCTTCTCTGCTTCTTTCTGATTGCGGAACGTGTCCAACATATCTCCATCCACATAGGCGGTAAAACCTTTTTTATCCTTGACTATCTTGACAGGGACTTTTTGTATTTTCTTATCGAAGACAACTTCACCCTTCGGTGATTTTGCCTCACGAATCTGTTGAAATGTTTTCATTTCAAGTTTCCTGTTTAACTATTATTTATACAAAAAAGGTTTTTTAGATGAATTTTTTATTAAACTTCACCACCAGCGTAGATGTGTTTACCCTCATCCTCGGCTGTATCTTCTTCTTCGAAGTCATCTTCGTCTTCGACTGCAGCTGCATCCAACTCATCTTCTTCGTATTCTGAGATGTCGATGTCATCATCTGCTGAGTTAAAGATGGAATTTGCAACAGCAACTTTCTCTGCATCAAGACGTGTGTTCACCTTGTCCTGAATCAGATTACTGAACATATTCTGTGCAGCGTTGTAGTTTTTCTGTTGTAACGCATCGATAAACTCTTCGACTGCGCCATTAGTTTCGTTCTCAATATCACTCATGTTAACCTCCAAAGTCATCTTCTGTTTCGTCGTTTCCTTCCTCATCAGCAACTGAGTTTTCGGATTCGACTTCTTTCTTCATCAAGTCAATGTCTTCATCGGACATCATCATGACATTCTTCATTACCCACTCACGTGAGAAGTATTCGCCCACGTAGTTTGTGATTCGATCCATTGTGTCGAGTCTTTCTCTCAACAGTTCTGCATCCTTCAGCTCGGTGAAGTGGTTGTCACGGATAAAGTCGATCTGGATATCGTTCTTCCAATCTTCCCAATCCTGTTCGGTCATTACACCCTTCAACAATAACTGTTTGCGTAGAATGTTCAGGAATACATTAGAGAACCTTCTACGCAGTCTATCAATAAACTTCTGGAACTTAACTTCGTCCCTACTGATCTCAGTAGAACGACCAAGAGAGAACTGTGCTTCCTGTTCCAGTCTGTTAATAGGTACATTCAGAGAACGATACAATCTCTTCTGGAAGTAGATGATATCGTCAATCTGTCCAAGATTCTCACCGCCAGGCAGTGTAGAAATCTCTGTACCACGGCCACCTTCTCTACGAGGTAACCAGAAATCTTCCAACATGGACATATGTTTGCGATCATCCTTGATCTGTCCGGTGTTGGCATCGTAAACTAACTTGTTTCTATAACGAGACATGATGTCTTTCATGTGTTGTTCTGCCTTACCCGTAGGTAGGTTACCAACATCGATATAGAAAATTCTTCTCTCAGGTGCACGTGCGAGACGGTAGATCACCAGAGAGTCTTCCATCATCCTTAACTGGTTGATGGGTTTAATTGCTTTGTGTAAGTAAGAGATCACTCTCTTACGTGTTGGGTCAAGTAGACCCGAAGACACATATGAAACAGAATCAGGTGAGAGTTTAACCCCTTGGTTAGACCCAGCCTTCTCTTGATAGATGTAGAACTCGTTTACCTTGTCTACAATCTTTGCGCCTGTTGCCTGATCCTTTTTATATGTGACCTCTTTGACCTTGCGAATCTTCGCAGAGTCAATAGGACGAACTTCTTTAATACCAGCCTTTAGGTTGGATTCATTTACAACTAAGTGATGAACCAAACGACCATCAACATACCACGAACGGAAAATGTCGTGTGCGAGTTCGTTGAAGTTCAACATAGAACAAATTTGATCAAACTCTTCGATCATCATCTTCTTGATCTTATCAGAGGTTTCAACTTTGTCCAGATTAATTTCTACCGAAGACTCCATATCAGAGGCTGAGATAGATTCGTTAATGATGTCCTCA